AATGTAACGAGAATTGATGAAATAAAACCCGTTATAGAGAGTAGTAATAGAAAAATAGTTGAAGCCGTAAATATAACATAACGAGGTGGACATGAGTTCAACGAACATACAAGTGTTTTACTTTATCCTGCCAATAGGATTGACAGACATGCCTATCCCATTCGATAAGTTTATCAACGAAGATGGCGCATTTTATTCTTACAATGAGTATATGGCTCTGCCTGGATACCAAGCACACTACACGCCATTCAATACTCACGCTATCATCTCATTGAATGTTACAAGCATCTTTGACCTAGCTACACTATTCCCACAATATTTAGCGGCAGTATCTCCTGCAACGGTTATCTATGAGGGAATTAATGTTGATAACTGGGCTGACCTGGTTCCAGATGATTACTTTTGGATCATCCCGCAGGACAAAACTCTTGCTTATGGATATGATGAGTTTACTAAAATGTCACCTCTATACGTTGCACCTGCAGTTGAGGTCGTACCGGTAGTATGATAGCGACAGCAGAAGACATTGAAGCGATCATCCCCAACGCTCCTGATAACATCAAAGCTCTGTGGCTGCTCTCAGACTCAGCGCTTTATTTCAAAGATGGTGAGCGCTACGGTCTGATCTGTACGATCGAGGATCCGTATGATGTGACTTATATTGCTTCGACTGTCATCGACCCGGCTCAACCGTTTACTGTATCGATGCTGCGTTTCATTAAGACTCTTCATGATGAGGGTAAGATCTGTCTAATAACTGATCACCCCCGTTACCATGAGCTTATACAATCCGTATTATCACGCTATAATATGAGATACGAAGTACAGGGCGACACTATGTACTCATACAACTTTTAAAGGATAAGTCATGGCAGCAGGAGCGATCATAGCCGCAGTAATCGGAGCAGGTACAACACTTTACGCCTCTGAAGAACAGAAGGCCGCTACAGAAGAGGCACAGGCTAAACAAGACACAGCCTTCGAGTCTGCTAAGGCTGAAGAGGCTCGTATCTTACGTGAGGCTCGACCTGATGACCTCACCGCTGAAGCCACTATCCAGTTTGGTACAGGCGCACAAGACAAGCCCGGCACAGCTCAGGAGTTCCTTGTACCTCGTACAACTTCTGCACTTGGTACAGCCGGTGCATCTGGATTGGGTTTCAATGTTTAGTACATTCATTAGGTGGTGGTTAGCTGTACCTGAACCGGAGATCATAATCGAAACAAAGATCGAGATAGAGGTTATCGGTATCGGAGATTACATTGAGTGACTCAAGCTTGAGTATCCGTATAAGATGGTGTTTGTAGTATGCGGACGCGTTCCTTAGAGGTAAGCTCGCAGGTAGAGTAGAGCTGATCGAAGAAATGGAAATCATGTCCACACAATCTGAAGACGAAGAGGAGTTAAGTGATGCCATCAACTACTAACGAGGAACTGCTCCCATCAGAGTACTACGCCAAAGGTCTAAGTGACCGACAGAACTACACTGATCGTGCTGAACGGTTCGCTAAACTGACTATCCCTTCAGTCTTCAGAGATGATGACCATAGCGGTACAGACTCAACTCCTGATAACTATGTGCAGTCGTTCGGGGCGATAGCTGTCAAAAACCTTGTCTCTAAGATCGGCATGACGTTGTTCCCTCCGAACTCCTCTGCATTTAGATTCACACCTGATGCTGATGGCCTTGAAACATTGTCTCAAGGCTCAGATGAGGAGAAGCAGGGGATCGCTCTGCTCGTCTCTCAATCTCAAAACAACGTCAACACTCGACTTGAAGCCCTTGACACTCGTAAGACTATCTTCGAGGTGTTAGAACAGCTGACTGTTGTCTCTTCTTGCATCATCTAGAAGCGTAAAGATAAGGGTTACAAGATCCATAATCTACGCAACATCGTAGTCACTCTTGACGATGAGGGTGAAGCTTACAAGATGTGTATCCGGGAGACGCTTACTCGTCTGCCGGATGGCATCGAAGCTCCTGATCAAGAGAAAGAAGAGTACGAGCTGTTCACCATGCTTGAGAACACTGAAGGCGATACGTGGGTCATGACTCAGGACATCGATGGTGAGGCAGTTGGTGAGATTAAGACATACACTGACGACACCAAGCCGTTCGAGTACATCGGTTGGTTGTGGTCGCAAGGTGACTCATACTACCGCCCATATGTTGAGGACTTCGAGGGAGACCTCACATCGATAGATGCGTTGTCAAGAGTGCTCACTAAGGGCGCCTTGATCTCATCTAAGAACTTGACGTTCGTTGATGAGCGTGGCGGTCGCACCCGCATACGTGATGTCATCAAAGCGCAGAACGGTGCCATACTCCAAGGTCGTGCAGAAGATGTCACCTCATACCAACATGGTAAGAGTTACGACTACAACGTTGCACTGCAGACTCTTGATGGACTCAAGAGACAGGTTAGCCAGGCGTTCCTGTTAACAGAAGGTCTACGTCGTGATGCAGAGCGTGTCACACAAGAAGAGATCCGCATGTTGTCCCGTGAAGTAGAGACAGCCCTTGCATCTGTGTACGCTGTCATCTCTAATAAGTTGATCAAGCGTATGGTGCTGTGGGCGATGGCTGACCTTGGCATTAAGTTTAATGCGATATCATTGGATATAGTAACAGGGCTTGATGCGTTGGGCAGAGCTGTAGAAGCTCAGAAGCTTGACGAGTACCTTACCCGCGCCACACAGCTAGGGTTCATCAGCCGTGTCAAGCAGGATACGTTAGCCGTTCGCTACGCGTCGTTCTACAATATTGACACCGAAGGTCTATTGATGACTGAAGTTGAGTTTGCTGAGAAGCAACAGAAAGAGCAGGAAGCTCTCGCAGCACAGCAAGGCCAAGAAGCCTTAGCGCAATCCGCCGGTCAAGCCGGTGGTCAAGCTGCTGTTGATGCAGTGGCTCAAACTCCACAAGCGTAAGTTAGTTTAATCTTAAAACGGGAGGACAGACATAATGGCAGAGAAGTATAGTGGCACGATCACGATTCATTCGGCATCAGAGTTGGCTAAAAAAGCCTCGAAGAAAAAGAAACAAACTAAAAAGGAGTCTTAATTGGCTACATCAGAACAAATTAATGGCTTACTTAAGTCAGGCAAATCAAAAGCGGAAGCAGGTAAAGAGTTAGGGATCAGCCCTCAAAAGTTAGGTGCTATCTTAAGAAAAGCTGAACTAGAGGCCAAGGAAACAGAAGATGAGTTCCCGGCAGCGTTGTTCGCAAAGAGCACTAATGTGATCACTGACGCCAACATGGGCGGATCAGTTGTGCTTACCGGTTCAGAATATCGTGAGTACTCATTGGCCAATGGTCGTTACGATGGTCGCCGTGAAGGTGAGAAGACTCTCCTTAACACAGGTGAGTTGCGTATTGCGATGAACATCGTTAAGCGTGGTGACTGTTCAGGTGTTGAGATGAGAGATCACCTGCTTAATAAGCATGGCATCACTGAAAAAGATATCCTGGCTGTTGCACATCGCCTTACCGGTGAAGAAGAGCAGACTAAAGTTGCTGATGTGGCTAAACTGTTCCGCATTAACATGCAGTATGGAGGTGATTGATGTCTGCAACAGAAACTTCAACCCTGTCTCCTGAAGGTTGAGGGGTAACTCTTCCAAGCGAACAAGCTGAGGTCAAGACCTTAGACACGTTCATCGCTGAGAACACCTCTGATAACGGTAAGTTGTATGGTCGTTTTGATACACCTGCCGAAGCCTTAGAGCATTTTCGTGCTCAAGAGGTTACTCATACTAACAAGATGCGTGAGCTTAAGGATGGTCAGAAGGCTCAGGAGCAAGAGACTCAAACTCAACAAGAGCAGCGTGAAGCTGAACAAACTCGTAACGCTAAGGTCAATGAGTTAGTCCCTGCGTTCATCACGAACGGGATGCAGCTCAACGATGAGATGATCAGTGCACTTGAAGAGACCGGTATCTCTAAGGCAGAGATCGAGCTTGGCGCCTATAAAGTACGTGAGGCTACAACCACTGCATTTAATACCGTTGGTGGTGAAGACAACTACAAGTCGATGATGGCTTGGGCAGGAGAAAATCTTGACGCGGAAACTAAAACTTCTTTTGATAATGATATTTCCGCCATGATGAGCGGTAAAAGCCAAGTTGGATCTTTAGCGATTGAAGGTCTTTATGCTCGCTTTGAACAAGCAGGTGGGCAAGCCGCTCCACAATCACAAGAGCGTATCTCCGGTGGTCAACAGTCGGCACCTGAACGCGGTTACGCGTCTCAGAAAGAGATGTTAGCTGACAAGCGCGCTGCTGAAGGTAGTCGTGATCAGGCCGCAATCCAACGTTACCAACGTAAGCTTGATAAAACTGATTCAAAAGTAATTTACGGTCATTAACGTTTTTTATGGTACACTTATAGTATCGGTTCTGTTGAGTCTGACTCAACTTTACTTCTAACATTAAAACAAACCTTTCATCGGCACCTTGCTGAAGATAGAGTCTTTAGTTTTATTTGAGATTTGTTGAGAAATCAACTCGAACCAAAACAAACTTAACACAAAGGCTCTATCATGGCATTTACAGGTGCAACTACCCCAAATGTGGGAACTGACACAGCAAACACTCTTTCGCGTGACGTACATGTTGGTGTACTCGAAGCGTTCAAACGTCAACCGTCTACTGTAGACTTCCTTTATAGTCAGACTATCACTGGTGGAACAGGTG